CCAACCAGCAGCAGTAATTGATCCTTCAGCAGGAACCGCTACCGGAGATCGCTTCCACGCCTTGTACGAACTCCCTGACACAGCCTGCGCCTCTACAGCCATTGCGCAGCGCGCGCGTATGTGAGCAGTCAGATTGACGGCAGCCTGGTAAGTGTGCTGAATCGGGGTGTACCCAGCCGCCGATATGGCCCATTTGTGCCCAGCAACTCCAACAACGGCCATCGTTGCGCGCGATTTGACCCATCCAATCTTGCCGGTGATCTGCGCGGCCAGTTGCTGATCAATGATCGCGCTTGCGTGCTTGGTGAAGTTGGAAGGCTTTAGGTACGCTACAGCCGTCGCAAGAATGACCGCCCGCTGAGTTATGTCAGAGGACGCCCCATTCAGCGACGATATGTTAAGGCTGTAGCTGTTCATGGCTTACAGCAGAGACAGGGTCCAATCGCCTGTACCTGTGCCGGTGTCCACGACAAACACGTCATTCACTGACAAGACCTTGGGGTCGGTCAGCGGCTGCGAATAGAGCAGCGTGGCCGTGCCATCGTTGAAGGTTGAACCCTCGACAATGCCAACGTGCGTCACCGTGACAGGCGAGCCGGTAACAGCGTCAAACAGCACCTGGGTGGAGTTGTACGAGACACCGTTAGCCGGTGCGGCAAACGCACCGGTTGATTTGCGCTGATACCAAGCCGCCGACACCTCAGTGCCCGCAGTGAAAGCATCCGTTGGATCAGCCGTGAACAGCGCGAACCAGGTGGCGCGCGGTGCGCTGAACGCCACACCGCGCAGCGTGGCATTGATGATGTTGTTGGCAAGGGATGTTGAGAAACCAGACATGAATATCTCCTAGACTTTGGGGGAAACGGTTTGTGCAGACTGGGATTGACCACCCAGTTCGGCGGTGAATGAGGCCATGTAGGCGGCAGATGCAGCAGCATTGCTGGCAGCTTCCATATCCTTGGCATACGCGCGGCCCAGGACATAGCTGGTCAATGCGTTTTTCCACATGATTGGGATCAGCAATTCCTCGGTATCCGCCGCAACATCAACCGGGAACTTGCTGTAAATCATGTCGATCGCACCGGCCCCGTTTGATGGTGGGAACAGGTAATAAACGAACGGATCGCGCAAGTCATACATGAAGTGGCGAGCCGTGGCGCTCTTTGAACTGCTTTGCCAGTCACGGTTGATAGAGCTCACGAGCTCAATATCCACCTTGGTGATGTTTCGCTGCTTTCCGTTGGTGTTGCCGATGATGTCAATCAGGGCAACGGCATCAGCGGGCAGTGATTGGCGAGCACCGGCAGCCGGTACAACGCCAGAATCCATGAATGGGGCTACATCGGGGCGAACTGTGATCAGCGCGCGCCGGCCATCATTCAGATAGCCAATCAGTTCAGGCTTGGTCCACCGAATGAACCCGGCATCCTGCAAGGCAGTCGATGCTGCACTGATGACGGTTGAGGCTAGGAATGTCATGTGTCATCCAATCAGCACAGCTTGAGCTTGGCGCGCGGGATTGATGCGGTATCGCTTTTCCAGGCGTCAACCGTCTTGGTGGCAATACCGGCATTGAAGCTTTGCAAGGCCACCGCGGCCAGGTCGGGCTTATAGAAGGGCCCCGGGATCATCATCAAACGTGCCTTGGCGCCGTTTATGAGGTCTTCCGAGTAATACTCAAACAGGTAATCCTCAACGCCGCCAGCCGTCATCGAGGGAATCAGCGTGGCTTGCAAGCGGATAACCTGGCCATCAGGATAGGCGCCAGACAGGGAAATGGTTTGCCGGTCGGGGCTGGACAGGCCGGGCTTTTCCAGCGTGTCGAATTCAATATCCTTGGTCAGCGACCTGAACGACTGAACATCGAGTTGCTGGCCGTTGATCGTTGCCTTTTCCAGGCGCCGGATAACCGAGCCGGTGGGGATGTCTATGTCATATGAGCGGACATCAGCAACCGTGGTGATTGCTCCAAGCCATTCAACCCAGGCGCCAGTCTTTTTGAAGAACTCGCGCGTGGCCCGGCGCAGTTCCTGGTCAACCAGCATATCTGGGCAACCAGGCACGAACATCAGGATTTCAGGATAGAACGACTCCCAGGCTTTCATGCTTATTCAGCCTTCCTGCCTTTTTTCTTGGGCGCGGGTGGCGTTCCAGCTTCAACCGGCAAGGCATTCAGATCCGCATCATCATCAGAATCATCGTCTTCAGACTCATCGGAATCAGACTTTTCACCGCCAGCGAGCATATCGACCAGGGCGGCTGCAATTTCGTGGTCAGCCTCATCCACTGGGAAGAAGTTGCCAGTCTTGAGCAGCGCGGCGATGACTTCCTCGTTTTCCACATCGCCCACGACCAGGCCAGATTGCCGGTCAAGAACGAACTTGTGGCCCAACGCCATAACTGTGCTGCCATCGGCGCGCAGTTGGATTGATGTTTCTAATTTCATGGCTCACTCTCCAAAAAAACAGGGGAAGCACATGCCTCCCCTGAACTCGCTTTGATCAAGGGGACAAAATCAAGCTGCGCGGTAGGTAAGCGCCACACCAATAACGCCAGCAGCGGCAGTGGTTGGAGCAGTGGATACCTTCAGGCCCAGCTTTCGGTCAGCGGTCGCCGGAGTGACGCTTGCCATGTTGTTGAGCGTGCGGGTCAACGCTTTGTCGAAGGCCGTAGCCACCGCAGCGCCGGTATCACCCCACACGCCATTGCCATCAGCAGCAGCAGTGGAAATCGCCGTACCGGCAGTGTCCAAAATGCCAAGCTGATAGACGCCAGCGCCAGCGCCAGAGTCGATGTCACCCGCATAAATGCGGGCTTCGACCGGGACGCAGCCAGCAGGCAGGTAGCCGATATGACCGATGGTGTTCAGCGCCAGGTCGGCAAGGGCCAAAGACAACTCGAAGTTGACAGTGACCAACTCGCAGCCAGCGGGGAACACGGTAGGCTTGCGGCCCGTGATGTAGTCGTTTGTGACGGTAAAGCTCATGTCGTTTACTCCTTAAGCTTTGGGGTTGATTAACGCGATGCGGCGTAGGTATCCAGCGCGAAGGCGCCGAAATCCTGAGCGCCAGCGGGCGTGGTGAACGTGACTTTTTTCACGCCGAAGATCGAGGCCGTAGAAATCACAACCTTGTCGCCGTTATCACGGGTTTCTTCGTTCCAGTCGAAACGCAGATTCGTACCGGGCGAGCCGAATGCCATCACGGCAGCTTGCGAACCCAGGAACAGCGCGCGGGCAGCTTCATAGGTGCCACCAGCACCGGCAGTATTGAAGCGGATCACGTTGCGATGGCTGTGCAGAATCACACCGCGGTACATGCCCAAAGAGCCCTTGAACATGGGGTTGTTGCGGCCTTCAGCAGCAGCAGCAGCCTTTTGGATGTCAAGCCATTGGCCAGTGTTGGTGTTGGAGCGCAAGTCGTCTTCTTGAAACGTATGCATAACGCAGACAAAAGTCTCGTTGCCGTCGATCTTGCAAGGCTGCAACACGGGGATGTCAGTTGCGCCACCGCCCTGTGCATCAGCTTTGGTCTTGGCGCGATCAATCAGGCGCAAGTCCATCGCATCGGAACCAGCAACACCAGCCGCTTCGTTCGTGATGTTGTTGAATGCTGTAGCACCGCCACCAAACAAGGTGTGATTGCTGTCAGGTGCAACCAGCCCGTTGTTGGCGCGACCGGTGTAACCCAGGGGAAGCAAGAAATTGGCGTTGATGCCGCGTGCGCCGGACAAGTAGATGAACAGCAATTCATCCTGCAAACGAGCCCACCAGCTTGATTGCTGGCGCTTGGCTTTCTCGCGCAGGTCATTCAACGTGCGCTTGCGGGTCATGCGGCCACCGGTGTTGACACCGCAGCGAGCCTGGTCAATGTAGATGGAATCGGAATAGAAGCGTTGGGCTTCTTCCTTGCCTTCAAGGATGTCTTCACCCTCGACCGGCGCCATGCGCAGTTCAGCCAACAGATCGTAGTTGATCTGTTCGCCAGCATCCGACTCAAGATCCGTCAGGATTTGAATCGGCACTTCAGCTTCAGCGCCGCGCGCCATGAAGCGTTGATTGAAATACGATTTCTGGCTGGTGTCGTATGCCAGCAAACCGGCCCAGCGTTTTACCGACTTTTGGTCATTGACCCCTATGATCGTGCGCGCCATTTTGGTGCTCCTAAAAAGTTAAATAAAAACTCTCAGAAGCACGTCCTGCGCTTATTGAAATAGTCCGTAGACTGGCATGCACTCTCGCATGCTTGGTACGTCAACTGCTATAGCAAGAATCCTTTTTCTTGCATGAAATCTATCGGATGCTTTGCATGCTTTGAGTGATTGCACGTAGGGCAAAGTAGCTGCAAATTGGAGTCATCATGCAATCCGCCTTTTGCTACCGGCATGATGTGATCCAGATGGATTCCTGAGCTATCAAGATCACATCGACATGCGGCACATTGGCCTCGCTGCAATCCCATCAACCTTTTGATAATGTCCCTTGAGACAACACCCATCTGCATGCGAATGCGGGCTCTGCGAGCACTATTTTGAATCCTTTGAAGCTCTGGATTTTCCTCGCGCCACTTCTTTGATTTGGCAATCAAGTGGTATTTATTCTCGGCAGCCCATTCCCGTTGATATTTTTTGAACCGCCGGGCATTGTCTTTTTGCCATGCGACAGTTACGGCATTGATCCGGTCCCGGTTAGCTTCCCGGTATGCCTTTTGAGATTGAATGTAGACCTCGTTTGTAGCCTTCCATTCAGCGTCATACGCACGCTTGTTCTCTGGGTTTTTTTCCTGACTTTTACGAGTAGCCTCACGGCACTTATCAAGGTTCTTTTCCCGGTACCGAGCGGTCGCTTCTTTACGCCTGGCTATGCGCTCCGCATCCTGAAGCTTGTCCTTGTGCTGCATGGAAATCCTCTCCAATACAAACTTTGTCAAAAACCACATCAATGGGTGCAATGATCCTAAGGCGGACCAAATTCCCACTCTTATGAACCAACTCGACACTGGCAGGGCCTGACAGATTCAGGCGCTCGCCGTGTCGAACATCAATGATCAAACTTGTTAGGGTTGTCATTTTAACCTATTGTGGTTATCACCCGCCCCTTGAAAACTTCTCACGCTGGGCCGGTGTCATTTTGGCAATGGCAGCTTCCAATTCGTTGCCTTCGAGCGCGTCCAGGTGAGCGAACTCAGAGCCCACGTCGCCAGGACCATCACCGCCAGGTATGGCCGCAATGTTCTTGGGTGCAGGCGGGGGCTTACGCGATGTGTCAGTGGGCGCAGGCTTTACGCCTGGAGTTGGGGCCGGTGCCGGTGTGGCGGCGCCGTGCAGCGCATTCACCCGCTTGTGAGCCTCAGTCAAGAACCAGTCCATGGAACGATCAGCATTGGCCGGGTTGTTGGCCAGGGCTTTGACGAATCCATCCAGATCCGCATTGCGCGCGGTGTCGGTGCGATAGTCAACGCCTTCAGTCTTGGCAGCGTCAAACAGCTTTGAAATGGCCGAATTCCATGCTTGCTCAGCACTTTGCTGTGTCATTTCACTGGAAATCTCAGCCTTGGCACGGGCAACAGTCAGGGCTTCTCGCTCTTGCAGCAGCGTGG